ACTTCCTTATCTGTAAGATCAGAAGTCGTCGGAACTGAGTTCGGAGTTAGGGATCTCTTTAACTTGATTCTGCTTGCCATTTATAGCATTCTCTGTTTCTATAATACTATTTAACCGATTTGATAAATCTTTATTTCTCGCCTCTAATACAATATTTGTAAGAGTCAAGTCAGTTACCTTTTTTTGTAAGGTAGCAATAAGGACATTTACATCTAATTCATTGTTCATTGATTAACCTCAGGTGAATGTTCCCCCATCAATGGTATCAGTCCAGACGGGGACCCCAGCAGCAGTTACTGTCAGGATCTGGAATGACGTAGCAACGTCAGGACCAATGCCTGGGTTTGCCATGTTTGCGGCAGCGGTCTCTAAGAGTTCGCCAGCGCCATTGCCATAAAGAATGCCGTTGGTATTGAATTCTGATCTTCCAGTACCACCATGCTTTACAGCAAGCTCAACATCAAGTTCAAGATCGCCCAGTAAAACTGTGCCTCTTGAAACTGTGATAGCAGTTACTCTTAATTGAAGATCGTCAGTTACTGCAACACCCCCAATAAGATTACCAGGAATGGTGAGCAAATCACCTTCTTGATAATAAGTACCACCACTAGTAATTGTAATGTTACCAATTAAGATAGCACCTGCTGCATCTCTAACAACAGTAACTTCAAGACCAGAACCTTGCCCACCAGTTGGGTTGAGATTGGCATATGTTTGATTTGCTGCACCTACAAGAGTAGTTGATACTTCATAATCAAGATCCCCCTGTTCAATCTTGACAGATTGCACAGCACCAAAAGTATGAGTGAAGATGTTATTAGTATTAGTGGCATCCTCAATGAATGTGAATGCACCAAGACCATTTTCACCAGCAGTTCTGTCAAAACCGAAGAATCCATGCTTAATTGCAGATCCATTGTGGTAAGAGTATTGAATACCACGATCCATACCATCATTGGATCCTTGAGTTACAGTTACAAAATCCCCAATCGAGGCATTGTTAGAAAGACCTCCACTAAGATTTAATATAGTAGTTTCAAAAATAGTTGCATCAGTTGCATCTTTGACAAATCCTACAGTTTGTGGAGTTCCAGTATTTCCATCAGTGAGGAGATCTCCCTCGTAGAAAGAACTTTCTCTCAAAGTCAACGCTGGAAGAAGTGTAATTCTTACAGTATTTGCAGTTTGAGTTTGGAATGTACCAATCTGTTGATATACTCCACCATCGTAATGATATATTGGATCACCAATAGATGGAGGATTTGTAAATCCTGCTGCAGTGTGAAATACAACTTCAATAGAACTGATAGTTCTTCCACCAGTACCAATAAAATCACCAGTAACTAATCCACCAGTAGCAATTCCACTAGGATTGTCAATATTAATTGTTGTAGATGCAGCAGTTGCATTAGCAGATAATGCTTTTTCTGATGTAGTATCACCAATATTGAATACTGGATCATTGACTGTCATTTCAGTTGAATTGACAGTCGTGGTAGTACCAGCAACTTGGAGGTTACCTCGAATGATCAGATCTCCAGCAGCATCACCACTTCTTGGATCTGGATCAAGAATTAACTGAGTACCAGCGTTTGTAGAAATTGTATTTCCATCTAAACGAATATTATCAAGATTAAACTGACCAGTTTGATTTGTAGTTCCAGTTGTAGTTTGAACGCCATTAAATGTCACATTAGCATTGAATGTTGTTGTTGATTCAACAGTTAAGATATCTGTTGAATCAGTACCAAGAGTTACATCATTATCAACAACCATGTTGTCGATCCATGCAGTGGAGGCAACTCCAAGACCACCCGCAATCTTTACTGCACCAGTAGTATCACTGCTTGCATTAGTGGTATCATTAAATTGAAGTGCAACTCCATTATCAAATGTCCAATCAGCACCATCTACTCTAACAGTATCGGTGTTTAATTCGTCATAACGGATGCCACTGTCTCCATCAGTACCGAACTGTAATTTAAGGTCGTCGTCTAAACGGAACTCAGGAGTATTAACTCCAACACGATCTAAACGAAGAACGTTTGCTACTTCATCAAATCTAAATTCGATGTCTCCAGTAGTACCGAACTCTAATTCTTGACTGTCTTCAATGACAAGTTTTCCAAGTCCGTTAGCTCTAAAGATAAGATCTGTGTCTGTAGTATCAGTTTCAACTACGTTAGCGTCAATATTAACGTCGTCTACTCTGAAACGATCTACTTTTGAGTTATTATCTACAATAATTGCAGAATCTGATGTCAACGTACCATGTACGTGATCCAACATGTCGGTGAAATACTTACCACCGATTACTTGAACTGTGGTGTTGTTATCACCAACAAAAACTCTGTCGCCACGGTTAACCTGAGTACCAGCACCAACCGTTACTGCAAGTTCACCGAACTCTAGCGAAGCAGGTACTGTTGTACCCGTACTTCTTTTAATTAGGATGGTTGATGCCATCAGAATGATCCTCCGTTAACTGTTACGTTGTTTAATACATTTCCCGTTTGGAACTTTTGAGATGCCGAATCATAAATTAATAGATATCCATCATCAACTCCATTTGTCTGAGTATCAATATCTGCGAGATTTTGCAACGTCGCAGCACCACCAACAGCAACTCTAGAAACCTGGGGAAAATTTTGATCCCCAAATCTAATTCTAGCCATTTTAGATAGTTACTCCTTCTACTACTGTTAACACGCCCTCAAGGACTCTAGATTTAATGTCATCTGGAGCAGTGAGAACTACATCATAAACGTATTTACCAGGTGTCATGGCAGAAGTAACAGCATTGGTTAAACTCAATTTCACTGCCCCTACAGCAGCAGGAGGAGTGATTTCAACTGTCATATCTGTCGAGGTGCTACTTTCATAGTGCTTTTTAATTTTAGAAGCACCTGTATAGTTAGTCAAATCAAAACTTGAACCATTATCTTTTGTCACATAAAAAGTGGTCTCAAAGTCAGCGCCTTGATATACTACAAGATTTGTTACCGCAGATAACATTACTGTGTTCCTACTTCATCAAGTATTTATACTACTAGTTAATTTAAGTAGTAGTTCTTTGATCTCTGAGATTTCCTTCTTTAAATCTTTGACTTCATCTGCAGTAGTTTGAATTTGTTTCCTTTGTTGGGATTCTAAATTTCTCTGCTCGACGTATTTTTGGAAATCTGATTTATTTGTATTAATAATAGCACCTGTTGCAGGGTCACGAACTAAATCTTTGTGACCCTCTACAGGAATCATGCTAGAGCTATGCATCTTAAATCTTGTAATACTGGAGTTTCTGAAGTGTTTCTAGATCTTAATCTAATCTTCACTGCATATTTAGTGAAGGTATCATCTCCAGTCAATTCCTTAAGATATGAATACTCTTTATACTCCTCTTCACTCTTAGTTCCTGCATAGTCATTTGCAGTTAACTCTTCCCATGCAATATCATTTGGATTGGATTCATCACCAGTCAGAAGTTTAACATAAACATCGATATCAGTATTAGCACTGTTGAATGCAGTAGTCAAAATCTTCAATGAAGTACATTCATTTGCGAGTGTGATGTATTTGGTGATGTAGTTGGCAGCATTAAAATCATACTTAGCACTTTGACCGATATTATAAGTACCGTTATCATTAAAGAAGTACTCATCATCAAAAGTACCATCAAAATCACAAATTCTATTAGCAGTAGTAATTACGCTAATTCGGTCTGTATCAATAACAGGACTTAAGTTATCTGCAGTACTTGACAGAGTAAATCTAAGTTCAAATGATTTTGCTTCAGACATCTGACGATCTTCGTTGATGCTAGATGCAATCAGTTTTGGTGTGGTAAACCAATTGTTAGCATTCAAATTAACCTCACGATAACTTCCATCTTTCAGGTATGACCTGTTTGTAGATGCCAATGAAGTACTTGTGGTTGGATCTGAGTGAGAAGAATCTCCAAGGGAAGTAGCAGACGTTGTTTTAATTTCAGCAACAAGTTCAGTACCTGGGAGTTCTTTATAAGAAACCATAGGTTCAATATAATTGTACTGAAGATTAGTACTTGCAGTAGCATTCTCACCACCAAAGGTTGTATTTAAATCATCAAGGTTTCTTCTAAGACCACCAAGATCAATTTGATAACTATCTAAAGTAATATACTTCAGGGATGAGTGAGTAGTATTAATCTTGGTCAGAGGAATACCATTCTTGACATATAATTCTACCTTCCACTTATCAGCAGATTTAAATCCACCTGATGGAACTGATGCTGTAGTAATCTTATCAATCAACTGAATATAATACATTCCAGTAGTACCGTCAACGGCACTTACGGCAGATGGATCATAGGAGTAGATATAATCTCCAATCTTTAAGTAACCTGGATTACTTGCAGATGGTGCTGCACCAAGGATACCATTTCTTGTAGGAGATACTGTTTGATCATAAGCAAGTTCAGTAGAATCTTCGTGGAAAAGATCTCTGTTGCCTTTTAATCTAATAGCATTATTTGGAATTCCTCCAGTTGTTCCACCTGCACCTACTTGACCATTCCAGTTAGAATATAGATCAGCATAAATTTCGGTACTAACTCCTTTAATTTCAACAAATGAAGCATTATCATACATGTTGTGGTTTGCATGATGAACCTTCATAAATCCATTACCTGTACTTGTATTAGTATAGTTAATAGTTAATTCAACAGGATCAGGTCTGAGTTTTTTGAAGAACAGATTACCAGAGTTATCATTTACAAAATTAATTTGTGGTTTTTCATTAATCTTAAACTTACATCTGTAAATCTTGAACTTCATATCTTGATATTCAGCAGTAGTCCAAGTAGATGCGTTTTGAGATTTGAACAGCACACCAGCGTATGGTTGCTTAGAGATTCTCTCTCCACTCAAATCATCTTTACCCATTTCAGACAACCATACATTATACTCAACTGATGCAGTCAAAAGAACAAAGCAATACTCTTTTCTCTCTGCCAAATATACTGGCGTTGTGAATACAAATGTGGTGGATGCAGTAGCATCATCAGAAACAGATACATCAGATGGATCTTTATTGATTGTAGCAAGAACTGTAGGAGAAGGATAACCATTTACCATTTCTCTAATCTGCATGGTAACAGGCAGATTATCATCCTTAGTTCTGAAGTATACATCAATTTTGCTGATAAAACAACCACCTGCATTCTCAATTAAGAATGATTGTGCTAATGGGTCATACCAACCACTATCTCTTGTGCTAGAACTACTTGAGGTTACGATTCTGTTGTCAGTTACAGTATCCTGAGTAATCTCAGCGTTTCTAACCAGAAGAGTATCTGTCTGCTTAGACAAGATAGTTCCTCTTGCACTGTAAACTCCTTCAGCAGAACTATCAACAACTCCTGGAATTACTGAGTTTTCCTTACTATCAGTCAGTTTGAGAACTGAGTCACCGACAGCCCATCTAGGATTACCTTCAATATTTGGATCTGGAATGTAAACGCTAACACGAAGATTGCCCTTTTCATCTGCAATCAAACGCTTTTTAGTTACAGTTGCAGTAGCACCACTAGTAAGACCTAAGATCTTATCACCTTCCAGTAAGTATCCACCATAAGGAGATCCATCTAATTCATTCATAGATTCAATATTAATGTTTAAGAATGTAGATGACGCTGTATATGCGGTTGCAGTAATAGCATTTCCAGTATATGGATCAACTTCATATGGTTTATCCAATCTAGCAATTCCTGCTTTTGGTGTGCTAAGAGTTGCTCTAAACTTTCTACCGCTAATAGTACCAGAAAGTGCAATATCTTCACCTGCTTGGAATGCACTACTTCCAGAAGTCATTTGAATACCAATGATCTTTGGAGTAGTATATGCCTCAACTGATTTACCCTCTAAGAATGGATAAACTCTTACATTTGGTTTTAATCTAAATGCTGTAGAAGCAATATTTCTAGATCTCTTCCATCTTGCATACTTGGTATCAACTACTCTGTCACCCAGAACAACTGTATCATAAGTAGGAGTGACACTAGATCTTACTCCACTTCTAGTTTGAGCAGTTGTTGTAGTGGTTGTTGTAGTTGTAACTTGTCTTACATAAGGGTGTTGATCTCTTCTAAAATTCTCAGTAGAAGATGTAGTTCTACTACCAGTCCATTGAGTTTCCCATGCACCCCATTCAGTTGGAGCAAATCCAGTATTAGGATCTACATCCATTGCATATAAAGTTGCTGCATAATCACCTTCAACTTCAGTAACAGTATCTGGTAATCTATTTTCGTCAATCCAATCATCAGATGCTGGGAAGATTTGCATCAAACCAACCCAAGACACAACAGCAAATGGGTTTACGTTTTCAGAAACTGCTGCATATGGTTGTTCAATAATTAATTGATCAGTATAATCAAGCATGATTAAATCACCCTTGATATAATTTGATGGAACGGTCTTATATGCTAAACTACTATTTGTTGTATAGTGCTGAGGTCTTAATTCTCCATGAGTACCACTGATAGAGCACTTATAGTTTGGATGACTAGGTTCTCCGATGTTATGACTGGTAAAGTTATCTACTAAGAATCCATTCTTTAATCTAGTGTTTCCGTTTGAATCGGTAATAAGAAGATTAGCAGTATCGGATTCAAGTAAACTCAACTGAGTATAATATTCAATATTTGTAATTCTTTTCTCTAAGAGACCGATGTCTCTCATTGTATATCTCTTATTAGTTGATCTTTCAAAAGTAACCTTACTTAAATCTCTAACATATGGTGGCATTGTAATGGTGCCAACTTTCATCGCATTTGCTAAAGATTCATCTGGTTTTGATGAAAGCAAGGATGGAATTCCTTTTTTATTAATAAAGTTTCCATTCTTATCAAGATACAGATCATCAATTCTTCCAAGATAGTATTCAATATCACCATCAGTTGATCCTGTTGGTAGTAAATATTGATTGAACTTATAGTTTGCATTAGTATAAGTCAATAATGTAGTGCTAGTAGCAATTTCAGTAGCATCAATAATGAATGGATCTACATAGTCACCATTTCCAGTAACTGCATTATTTTGATTGATTCTCCAATCAAGAACATTGCTCAGATATACTCTAGATTCATCTG